TTTGGGCCTGAACGAATCGCCCGCCGAGCGGGAATGAGGAAGAAGCAATGACGATCAAAACGATGCCGGGCGCTCCGGAAGGCCGACTGCATGCTGGCGTTTCCAGCCATATCCTGCCGCGGGCGCTGGACCGGTGGAACCCTGGCATCCAGGCGGCGACCGATCCGGATGAGGAGCGGACGATCAGCATTTACGACGTGATCGGCTATGACTACTGGACCGGTGAGGGCGTGACGGCCAAGCGTGTCGCCTCCGCACTTCGAAGCATGGGTGCCGGCGCGGTGACGGTGAACGTCAACAGCCCCGGTGGTGACATGTTCGAAGGTCTGGCGATCTACAACCTGCTGCGCGAGCACAAGGGCGAAGTCACGGTGAAGGTGTTGGGCCTGGCGGCTTCCGCTGCCTCGATCATCGCCATGGCCGGCGACACGGTGCAGATTGCCCGGGCCGGGTTCCTGATGATCCATAACGCTTGGGTCGTGGCGATGGGCAACCGGAACGACCTACGGGAATATGCGGACACGCTGGAGCCGTTCGATGCGGCGATGGCAGATATCTATGCGGCCCGTACCGGCAAGACCGACAAGCAAGTAGCCAAGATGATGGACGCGGAGACGTGGATCGGCGGCAGTTCAGCCGTTGAGGATGGCTTCGCTGACGAGCTTTTGCCCTCCGATCAGGTCAAGCAGGACGGCAAGAAGGCCAGCGCATCGGCGGTCCGCAGGGTTGAAAGCGCGCTCCGGGCCTCCGGCATGCCGAAATCCGAAGCCATGAAATTGATTAGCGAACTCAAGTCCAGCGCGGGTGATCCCGCTGGCGGCGGTGAGGGTGATCCCACCGAACACGACCAGCCGGTCGTATTCAGCGAAACCGCGGCCGTTGCCGCATCCCTTACCTCAATCTTCGAAAGGAAATGACAATGGAAGACGATATCAAGAAAATCAATTCGAGCCTGAAGGAGGTCGGCGACCAGCTCAAGACCTTCGCCGAGCAGTCCCAGACCGAGATCAAGGCGCACGCCAAGCTCTCCGAAGAGACCAAGGCGAAGGTGGATGAGCTGCTGACCCACCAGGGCGAACTACAGGCGCGTCTGGCCTCGGCCGAACAGCTGATGGCCAAGCTGGAACAGGGCGGTCTGCACAGCGAGCGTGAGCCGTCCCCGGGCGAGCAGGTTACCGAGTCGGAAGACTTCAAGGCCTTCGCGATCCGGGCGGCCAAGGGCTCCAGCTTCTGCATGCCGGTCAAGGCGGCGATCACCGAAGGTGCCGGTTCCGGTGCGGATCTGATCGTTCCCCAGCGCGTGCCGGGCGTCGTGACCCCGCCGATGCAGCGCCTGACCATCCGCGACTTGCTGTCGTGGGGCCGTACCACTTCGAACTCCGTTGAGTTCGTCCGTGAATCCGGCTTCACCAATCTGGCCGCGCCGGTCTCGGAAAACCCCTCCGCGGGCAAGCCGGAGTCGCAGCTGACGTTCGAAATGGATTCGGCGCCGGTCGTGACGATCGCTCACTGGATCCATGCGTCCAAGCAGGTGCTGTCCGATGTCCCGATGCTGCAGTCCTACATCGACGGCAGGTTGCGCTACGGCCTGAAGCTCGTGGAGGAAGCCCAGCTTCTGAACGGGTCGGGTGTTGGCCTGAACATCGACGGCATCTATACGCAGGCCACCGCGTATTCGCAGCCGGCCGGCTCGCAAGTTCAGTTCGAAACGATGATCGACCGTCTCCGCCTGGCACTGCTGCAGGTCGAACTGGCCGAATATTCATCGGACGGCATCGTGTTGAACCCGATCGACTGGGCCAACCTGGAACTGATCAAGACCACCGACAACGCCTACCTGTATTCGAACCCGCGCTTCATGACGGCTCCGGGTCTGTGGGGCCGTCCGGTGGTTTCGACCCAGGCGATGGGCGTCGGCGACTTCCTGACCGGCGCCTTCCAGTTGGGCGCGCAGGGCTGGGATCGTGAAGATGCCCGCCTGATCGTCTCGCTGGAAGACCGCGACAACGTGATCAAGAACATGGTCACGCTGCTGATGGAAGAGCGTCTGGCGCTGACGGTCTACCGTCCGGAGGCGTTCGTGAAGGGCGACTTCGACGGTCTGCCGGTCACCTGATCCATTGACAACGGCTAACGGAGCGGGGCGGCTTTCGGGTCGCCCCGTTTTGAACGGAGTGGAACATGATCGAAGTACGCGCGCTCGCTTCATTCGAGCACTCAGGAAAGCGGCTACGCGGGGAAAGGTTCTTTGTGATCCCCAAACAAGCGGCACAGTTGGCGGCAAAGGGACTGATCGAGAAGATTGCGGAGGAAACCGGAAACCCCAAGGTGCCCGCTGGGATCGCGTCGTCTGTATCGCCAGCGGGCCGAGTGTTACCACGGACGACATTGAGCGCATCCGGCGATGGCGTGAAGCGGAAACGGGGACGGCCCAGAAAGAATCCCGAGCCGTCATTGTAGTCAACACCAGTTTTAAGCTGGCCCTGTGGGCTGACGCCCTCTTCGCGATGGACCGGGTTTGGTGGGATCACTACATGGAGGAAGTGAAGCAGACCTTCACCGGAAGCCTGTATTCGCACGGGCATCGGCCCGACGTGAAGCGGGTGAATGGGGTCTATTTCAAGTCCTCAAACCAGAATAGCGGTGCCGGCGCGGTTGTGCTGGCCGCCGAGTGGGGCGCCAAGGAGATCATTCTGCTGGGGTATGACTGCCAATTCTCAGGCGGGAAACGACACTGGCACGGGGATCACCCCGCCAAAAACCGGCATGGTAAAGGAATGGGCAATGCTGGCTCTATGAATAAGTGGCCCGAACAGTTCAGGAAGGCGCTTCCCTATTTGCGGGGCGCCAAGGTTATCAACGCATCGCGGGAGACGGCCTTGAAGGTCTTTCCCCGGATGCCACTGGAGGATGTGCTGACGTGAGCGTAATCGACATCGGGATTGCGAAGCGCCGGCTGCGCGTGATCGGGAGCTTCAATGATGAGGATATCCAGCAGGCGTTAGATGGCGCCGAGCAGGAGGCATGTCGGTATCTGAACCGGTCCCAGCTTCCGACCCTGCCGCATGACTTTCCTTGCTGCGAGACCAGCTCAGAGGATGTGCCGTCGAGTGAGGATGCCGTGGCCTCTGATGTGGTGGAAGGCGTGATGCTGTTGGTCCTGGCCTCGTTCAACGCCACGACTCCGGATGAGGTCGCCGGATATCGCCGCGCCGCGGAGGTCAAGCTGCATCCCTACCGGGTGTGCATCGGCGTATGACGACCTTTAGCCAGCACCTGATTCACCGGATTACCTTCCAGGAGCCGATCGAATCCAAGGACAGCGAAGGGTATCCGACGGTCGAATGGGACAACGTGTGGCTCGATTCGGAGACGGAACTTGCCGATGTGCCGGCTGAGGTTCTGACTGGCCCGGGCCGTGAATTCCCGCAGTCTGGCCAGATACAGGCTGACATCGCCGCGCGCATCCGCTGCCCGTGGTTCCCTGGCGGAATCAATTCGGCATGGCGAATTCTGTGGGATGGGTTCGTGTTCAACATTGACGGCATCCCTGACTTGGATGCTACGGGACGTAGGGAGTATCGAATCAAGTGCAAGGCAGGGGTCAATGACGGATGAGTTAGCGGCTAAGGCAGAACCTTTGACAATTGTTACTTTTAAATGGAGCACCCCAGGCTACCGGGCAAATTTCGAGAGCCGGCACGTCAACATCCTTCGCCGCATGGTGCTTCGTCACTATCCAGACCCGGTGCGGTTTGTTTGCTTTACGGATGATCCTGTTGGCATTGAGCCAAAGATTCAGACCCATCCGCTGTGGGATGACCACCGGCAGGTTCCCAACCCTACTGGAGGCGGTCGACCCTCTTGCTATGTGCGGCTGAAGCTGTGGGACCCGGCAATGCTGGAACTGATAGGCCCGCGGTTCGTCATGCTGGACTTGGACACCATCATCTGCGGAGACCTGCGGCCCATCTTCAACCGTACCGAAGACGTGGTGATGTGGAAGTCGCCGACCAATGAGTGGCCCTACAACGGGGCGATGTTCATGGCCAACACTGGAGCACGGCCCCAGGTTTGGAATGACTTCGACCCGATCAAGTCGCCGGCGCTGACCCAGGCCAAGGGCTACCGCGGCAGCGATCAGGCCTGGCTGTCCCACTGCATGGGTCCAAATGAGGCGGTCTGGACGGCGCGCGATGGGGTGATCTTTCAGAACGATGTGTGGAAGCGCCAGTCCCGCAAGCCGTCTGGTGCTCGGATCGTGTTTACCACCGCAGGACATCCGCCTTGGACAGCTCGCGCGCCATGGGTGAAGGAGCATTACCGGTGATCACCGTCATCACGCCAACCTGCGGGCGTCCCCTTGGGATCGCTTTGGCCGAACGATGGATGGCGCGGCAGACGGTGAAGCCGGATCGGTGGATCGTGGCGGACGGCGGCGAGACACCTTCCCCGCTGACAATGGGGCAGGAACGGCGCTGGTCGCCCTCTGCGCCCGGCCCGGCAAACTTCGCGGGCAATGTACTGCGCGCGCTGGAAGGCGTCACAGGGGCTGTGGTGTGCGTGGAAGATGATGATTTCTATGCGGCCGACCACATTGAGCGCTGCCTAGATGGTTTGGAGAAAGGCGACCACGGCTGCGAATGGCTGCGGTACTGGAATGTGCAGTTCAAGGCGTGGAAGGAAATTCGCAACATCGGTTCCTCCCTCGCCCAAACCGCGACCCGGGATATTCCCCGTCTGCGTGCTGCCGCTGAGGCTGCGCTTGCGGCTGGGGACTACACGATAGATGGCAGGTTTTGGGACGGCCGCAAGGCGCGCGGTCCCAAGACCGTGGTCGGGATCAAGGGTCTACCGGGAATCAAAGGGCTGGGAATGGGCCATCGCCCCGGAAAGGGCTGGCACCCGGACCCCGCTGGCCGGAAGTTGCGGGAGTGGATTGGGACTGACACGGAGGCTTACCGGTGAAGGTCGACTTCAAAATATCAGGACTTGAGGGTGTCCTTGCCACGCTGAAGTCTTTACCCCCAGAAATAGTTTCAAAAAGAGGCGGTCCGGTGAAGCTGGCCCTAGCCAAAGGTGCGCGCCTGATTCGGGACGAGGCAAAGAAGAACCTGCGGGCATCCATTGCGATACGTGGCGCTGATAGCACCGGGACTACGGTTAAGTCAGTAATCGCCACCCGTGGTAAAGCGCCATCATCTGGCAAGGGTGAGAGGTATTTAGTTCGGGTCAAGAAAGCGACATTCGTAAATGCCAAAGGCCAAAAGACCAGTACGCTAATGACTGCCAATCTTCTCGAATACGGTTCAGCACACCAGCCAGCAACCCCGTGGCTGCGTCCTGCTGTCATCTCCAAGGGCCAGCAAGCGATCGACGTGATCGTGAGCGACTTGAAGCGCCGCATCGATCTAACGGTTCGCAAACTGGCCGCACAGAATAAGGCGAAGGGCTGATGTTTCCTCCGGTTTACACAACCCTACGCGCGAACGCTACGGTGCTGGCAACCGTAGCCGATCGCATCGGCCCGCACGGAACCGTAGCCCAAACCGAAACGCGCCCGTACATCACCTGGCAGGTAGTGCTGGGGCAGCCGCACGACAACCTGAGTGACCCGCCGCCATCTGACTTCACCTCGCTACAGATCGATTGCTATCACGCGAACGCACTGGCTGTGGTCACGCTGGCCTCTGCTGTACGGGATGCTCTGGACGCGGCGTGGGTAGTCAATCGGACGATCATCAATATACGTGACTTTGATACCAAGCTATACCGCGTCGGCCTTGAGGCTGACTTCATCACGCAACGTACACCGTAATTCAAGAATCCAAGGAGTCGGTGGCCAACTGGCTCCCTTGGTGTTGCCCGCGTTTGCGGGTTATTGGCCGACCCACAAACTGAGGAAATTGAAATGGCTATAAAGGGCACTCTGAAGACCGCTGGGACCGAGCTCTACACCGTAGACGCACTCTCCAGCAGCACCGCATCCGTCATCAAGTTCGCATGCCCGACCGGCATCACTGGCCTCGGCGGCGCCGCTGACCAGATCGACGATACATGCCTTGACGACTTGGTAGACAAGACGTTCAAGCGCGGCCTCGGCAATCCGGGACAGATCAGCGTTCCGTTCAACTTCATCCCTGAGAACGGATCGCACCAGATCCTGTTCGACTTGCAGGAATCGGGCGAAGTGTTGCCGTGGATGATCGGTCTGTCCGATGGTTTCGGTATCGCGCCGACGCTGGACACTGACGACACGCTGATCGCGCCGGCTTCCCCGCTTCGCACTTCGCTGGGATTCGACGCCTATCTGGCCGATCTGAACATCGATATGGCGACGAACGAGATCGTTCGCGGCACGCTGACCCTGCAACGCAGCGGTCCGGTGACCCCGTACTTCAACGGCCCGTACAGCGCATAACGGCTTCCACCCCTCTCTATGGGACGGGCCTCTGGTGTCGTTTAGCCGTGGCGCTATGTCCGTCCCGCCCTTACAGGAACGGCTATGTCTATCAGCGACAAGTTTTTCATTTCGCCCACGCTGCATGAGCGGTTGGTGAAGCTGCCAGATGGCAGTGAACACAAGCTGCATTTCAAGGAACTACCAGCATCCGAATTCCGACGCTTCCGAAACGCGGAGCAATCCGAGGATGAGGAAAAGCAGGTAGGCAGCATGGCGATGCTCATCGCGGCAAGTCTGTGCGAGCCGAACGGTAAACCAGCCATGTCCTACACCAAGGCGCTGCAGTTGACCGCTGCTGCGGCTAACTCGCTGGTGGCCGTGGTGCTGGAAGTAAACGGATTCTCCGGAAAAAAAGACTCGCCGAGCGTGGAGCAGACTGGTTCCGACACGTCCTCGGCCTAGCGCTCGGCAAATCCCTGCAAGAAATAGACGCCCTGCCTGAGCCTGAAATTCAGGCATGGCGCGAGTTCTACCGCATGTTCCCCTTTGATGACTACCACCGGTTCTATCGCCCCGCTGCGATGGTGGCGGTCTCAATGGGTGGCGGCAACGTCAAGCCGATTCTGGAATGGCTGCAACCCGATCCAGTGATTGGCGAATTCGATAGCTCCGACCTGCGCACGTTTGCGGCGCTGGGTATTACTCCACCTAAAGGCTGACCGATGGGAACTGCTGGCTCAATCGTCGTTGACCTCTTGCTAAGGTCAGGCAGCTTTGCCACCGACACCGACCGCGCGTCCAAGCAATTCAAGAAGCTAAAAAAGGAGGCTCAGGAGGCTGGCAAGGTCATCGGCACAGCCATCGCTGCGGGCGCGACTGCGGCTGTGGCGGCTTTGCAGCTGACGATCAACAGCATGGACGACATGTCCAAGGCTGCGCAGAAGGTCGGGGCTTCTACGGAGGAGTTCTCAAAGCTGACGTATGCGGCGGGGCTGGCTGATGTTTCCATGGAGACGCTTGTCGGCAGCCTCGGCAAGCTGACCAAGGCGCAGTCCGCGGCGCTGAAGGAAACCAGCCAGCAAGCCAAGGTATTCGACGCGCTTGGCATCTCAATCAAGAACGCAGACGGGTCGTTGCGTGAATCCACGGACGTTCTGTCCGACTTCGCCGATAAGTTCCAGGCGCTAAAGGGTTCGCCCGAGGCGATGGCAGCAGGCTTCGCCATCTTCGGGCGCAGCTTCCAGGAAATGATCCCGCTGCTGAAGGATGGCGGAGATGGTATCCGAGCTGCCGGTGCTGAGTTGGAAGCGTTCGGCGGCGTCTTGTCTTCTGAGGCGGGAAACAATGCGGAAGAGTTTAACGATAACCTGACCCGACTAGAGACCGCTGCCAAGGCGCTAGCGCAGGCGGTGGCGTCTGACTTGCTGCCCGATCTGATCGACCTCACCAACAACTGGATCAAGCTAGCCAAGGACGGAAGCACGCTACAGGATACGGCCCACGGAATCGCTGACATCTTCCGGGTTATCGGTGGCGTGGCTGAGTTTGTCGGCGGGTACTTCACTGCCTTAGATAATGTGATCCAAGGAGTGACCATCGGCTTCGTTGGTCTTGCAGAAGCCGCAAAAGGTGTCATCAATCTCAACTGGGATCAGGTAAAGCGCGGCATTGATGTAGCCAACGGAGGCGCTGATCTGGCCTACTACGGTACGGCACCCGAGACAGCAACCGCTAGAAAGCCTCGCGCGCGCGCAGGGAGCAGCAGGCGCGGCGGCGCGGCCATGAACTACACGCCGGACTATGACCCGTCTGCAGCCTTGCGCTTGGCGCTTGAGGATGCCAGCAAGCCAAAGGGCGCAAAAAAATCGGGCGGCGGCGGCAAGTCAGACGCAGAACGCGAGGCAGAGCAGCTTCAGAAGTCCTATGAAAGTCTGAGAGATAGCCTTAACGAAACGCACGCGCTTTTCGGAGAGAACACCGAAGCGGCGAAGGTTCTATTTGAGACTCAGACAGGTGGCCTATCAGCCCTGAGCCAAGCCCGAAAAGACGAACTGGTCATGCTTGCCGAAAGGAACGACGCGCAGGCGTTGTCTGCGGAACTTGAAAAGGCCTCTGCCGATCGACTCAAGGAAGAAACCCAATCTATCGAGGCCCATAGTAAAGCGGTCAAGGATCAGATCGCGGATATGGAGTTTGAGAACAAGCTTATCGGCCTGACCGACATTGCCAAGGAGAAGGAAATAGCACTGCGCTATGCCAACGTAGACGCCATGAGCGAAGAGGGCCAGAAGATCACCGGCCTGATTGACGAGTATCACAAACTCAATGACAGCTATGGATTTGTGAACGACGCGATCGATGGGTTGGGCGATGCCTTCGCTGACTTCGCCACAGGTGCCAAGAGCGCCAAGGAAGCCTTCGGAGACTGGGCCGACGATCTCTACGCCACGGCCGTCCAGTGGCTCGCGGATCAGGCCATGAACGCGCTTAAGGATTGGCTGTCTGGTAAGCAGGATGGGAAGGGCGGTTACGGCGGCGCGAGCGGAAGCGGCGGAGGCTTTGACTGGGGCGGGTTTATTGGAAACATCTTCAGTGCGTTCGGCGGTGGTAAGGCTGGCGGCGGCGATGTGTTTGGGAATACCCCATATTTGGTAGGCGAACAGGGTCCGGAAATGTTCGTGCCACGCACCGCGGGCACCATCCTGACGGCTGGCCAGACTGCGGGGATGGGCAGAGGAGGCAATGTCATGAACCTAAATAACAGCTTTATCCTTGCCGCTCCGACTAGCCAGCGAACCCAAGAACAGATCGCACAACGCGCAGGCTTTGAAGTTGAACAAGCCCAGAGGAGAAATGGCTGATGACCTTTTACGCAACAGAGATTGACGCCTGCCCGGCCTACGGCTGGCAGGGCGGCCCGAGTATCGACGTGCTGATCAAACGATTGGTTTCTGGTCGAGAGAAGCGCAAGCCCCAATCCTTCGTTCGCCTGCACAGCTACATCTTGCCTTATCAGAACATCTCCGATAGCGATCATCTGCAGTACATCAAGTCTGCCTATATGGCGCTTGGTGGTCCGACAGATTCGTTTCTGGTGAAGGATTATGAGGACTTCAGAGCGATCGATGAGCCGTTAGGAATTTCGCCGGCAGGCAGTACGCCTGTCCAGCTTCTGCGAACCTATACCTTCGGATCGGCCTCGTATTCCCGCACAATCACAAAGCCGGTAGCGGGTGCCGTTATCAGCCAAAACGGAATCCCCAAAGCCGGCACGCTGGACACGCTAACGGGCTTGTTCACACCCACCACTGCATGGACGGCAGCCGCGGTCCTGACTTGGGATGGACAGTTCCGTGTTCCCGTTAGGTTCGACCAGATGACCCTTACCTCTACCATCGACAACCGCACCGGCCAGCACTATGCGGTGAATGGATCTGTCACGCTCCTTGAGGTATACGGCGAGTGAGGATCATCCCTTCCGGCATGGTGGCAAACCTGACCGATGCTGCCCCGCGCTGGGCGTTCGGGGTCAAGATTATGCCTGTGGCGCCTGGCATTCCTGTGCTTGGCCTGACGAACTGGGACATTGATCTGGTCATCACCGATCTGGATGGTCCGCTGACCTATAAGTCAAAGCGCGGCTACAACTCCTATGCGCTGGCATCCACTGCGGATCTGTCGGTCGATAATTCAGAAATGGAGTTTCTGATCGCAGAGTTCGACATTGACGGCATCACCTCGGAGGCAATGAGAACGGGCAAGTACGACGGCGCCAAGTTCATACAGTACATCGTCAACCCCTACGATATCGCGGCAGGGAAGGCGATCATCAGTTCCGGCTATATCGGGCGGATGAAGAATGTGGACGGCCTGATTGCTGTACTGGAAGCCCGCAGCCTGACACAGATACTGAAGCAGCAATCCATCATTGAGATGGGCAGCAATAGCTGTAGGGCACAGTTCGGTGATGCCCGCTGCGGCTACCCGGTGGAGACCCTTTGGAATGGCGGGGAGGTGGACACGGTAGGCGCAGAGACTGACCGGGAGTTCACCCTGATTGGCAGCGACATATCTACAGAGGACGCCTACTACGTTCCAGGCAAAGTGAAATTCCTGACCGGTGACAACTCCGGCCGCGAATTTGAAATCGAGTCCTACATTGCCGGCGTGTTGACGTTGATGTTCCCCACTGATTTGCCGATACAGGCAGGAGACGAATTGGAGATTCGCAAGGACTGCACTCACCTCTGGGGAGCACCCCTGACGGACGACCATAACTCTTGCAACTTCTTCGAAAACCGGCCCAACTTTCGTGGCGAACCAAAGCGTCCCGTATCTGAAACGGGCCAGTTGATGAGTCCAGGCGGTGGCACCAGCTCCGCAGATAATGATTCCACGGAGGAGGCGTGAGAGCTATCGGTCCGCCACTGACTCTGGAAGAATCGGCTGCGTTCGTGGCTCATGCTCGATCGCTTCGTGGCGTTAAGTTCAGGCATCAAGGAAGAAATCCAAAGATTGGTCTTGACTGCGCGGGCCTGGCATTGGTGTCGCTTAAAGCGATTGGTAGGAATACGCACGACATACGTGGCTATGGGATGGAGCCTTACAAGAACGGCCTAGAAGCCGCTATAACGGCCAATCTGGGGAACCCTATACCTAAGCAGACCATGCGCGCTGGCGATGTGGTTGTGATGCGCTTTGCAGGGGACCCTAGGCACGTTGGAATCCTTGCCGACTATCCTGATGGCGGTTTCATGCTGATCCACACGCACGATACGCTGAAGTTCGTTAGCGAGCACAACCTGAACGAAGAGCGTCGTGCGAGCATTACCGGAGTTTGGCGTCCATGAGTGGCCAGCAATGGGGCGCAGCGATTGGTTTTGTTGTCGGCGCATTCTTTGGTGCGCCGCAACTGGGCGCTGCAATCGGTGGAATGATCGGCGGCTGGATTTCACCTACACAAATTAATGGGCCCCACATAGGCGATGGCGCTGACCAATCCAGCCAAGAAGGGCAGCCCATCCCTTGGGTGATCGGAACCTGTGGCTGGATCCAAGGCAACATCGTAGACAAGTCCAAGGTCCGCGAGGTCAAGAAGACCGACGACGGAAAGGGCTCTGGTACAGAGGTCAACACCTTTGAAGCCCACCAAGACTTCCAGATCATGATCTGCGAGTCTTCCGAGCATCGAGAAAGCCTGATGGTGGGCGTCCTGATCGTGAAGGTGGACGGCAAGATCGTCTACGACATGCGTCCTGAGTCTGACTTCTCAGCCGACAACGCAAAGTTCCTGAAGAACCACACCTTCTACGACGGCAACGAAGCACAGCTGCCGGACCCGACGATGGAAGCTCTGCCACATAACGGGATAGGCAACACGCCTTACTATCGTGGCGTCTTCACGATGGTGGCCAGGGATATCAACCTAAGCCAGTATGGTGAGCGCATCCCGGTCTATCAGTTCGTGATGGTCGGCCAGGGAGAGACAGTAACGGATGAAATCGAATATTACGCAGCACCTCAATACGGTCGTTTTGCGAACGCGGGGTATCCACTTCTTGACCCAGAATCCTTCTATACATTCACAGGATTGAGGAATACTGGCTCTGGAGGAACAGTTAGTTTCTCAGCGTCTACCATTCAGGAAATAATCGATCATTTCAACACGCTGGGATATAACGGATTTGAGTCAAACATCCAACATTATCTTGCCTATAGTGCAAGTTCTGGAACCGCGCCTCTTACTTTTAAGGTAAGCACAGTAGAGGAACAATTAGATGTTACGGAGAACACCAGTGTAGTCCTAGTTTACAGCGAGGAGCTTCCGGTTGATTGGTTCAACGCAGATGCTACTGATGCGGGTGAATCCTGTCCGCTCCTGCCTTATAGTTTCCCAGGATTTCCTGAATGGTATGGTTTTGAAGATGGACGGCTGGGCCGAGTGCAGAAGGGCACTGATCCGCCTCCTCAATATCCAGGTTTCACCAACTGCGTCATATATCCGCCGGATCCTGGAACCGGTAATTCGCCTTTTATCCAAGGCATCCATCCCCTGTATATCCAAGCTCAGTCTGCATCTGCACCACCCGAAGCAGTCAGCGGAGATCCGTGTCTTCTAGGAGTGCCGGTTCTTTTACCGGATGCGCCTGGCTTCGTGATCGACTGCGATGGCGTCATCTCTCCAGAGCCGACTTATGTACCGGTGACCGGAGACTTCCAGGCTTTGCAAGTAAGTGCTACGGCCACAGTTGACGGACGCACGGTCTATACCAAGCGCACCATCGGACCGATCCTGTTAACTAGTGATCCGGACAACACAGAAGCATTCTGGGAGGCTGCCTATGATGCAGCAGTATTAGCTGAAACTATGCCGCCAGGCTTGGTTTATAGCGTTGACTATCCGAAGCCAATTGCCAACGTCTACCGAGCCGAATACTCCACAACATCGGTATCCACAGATCCGGTAGGACTGGACACAGTGCTGACCAGAATCGCTATTCGCGGCGGCTTGACGGCAGACGACATCGACGTTTCTGAGATGGACCAGGAAGTTCTGGGTTATATGGTGACGCAGTCTTACACTGGTGCCGATTCAATGCGTCCGTTGATGACAGCATTTAAGAGCTACGGCAGCGAGTACGATGCCAAGATTAACTTCCACAAGCACGGCGAGGACATCGGCCTAGTAGTAGATCCCCAGGACATCATCCAGGGAACTGAAGAATCCGATCAGACCACGCGAGATCAACAGGTAGAGTTCCCCCGGACCTACAGCATCACCTATATCGACGCCACACAGGACTACACCGCACGTCCACAAGTTGATCGGCGCATCAGCAGCGACGTTCGGGCCATTGGTGAGATACAGACGCAAGTTGCAGTGGTTCTTCCTCCGGACTATGCCCGCCAGCTTGCCAATGTTGGTATGAAGGTCAATTGGGCAAGAGCTATAGGAAGTCGTGAATTTTCTCTGCCTTATGCAGGTTATGACGTGTACCTGCAAGCAGTCGCAGGAAAGCCGTTCGCTATGGACGCTCAGCGGAGAATCGTGTCCGAGATGTCCTTGCAGGATGGGGAGATTCAGTTCAAGGGGATATACGACCGACAGAGCGCCTACACCAGCGATATTAGTGCAACCCCTGCAATCCCCCCCACGCCCCCTCCATCCAACATCGGTGGCGTAACCTTGCTCGCCCTGATGAACATCGGCGTCCTTCGGGATCAGGATGACCGAGTGGGTATCTATGTCGGTGCTGCTGGGTTGCTAGCCGGCTGGCCTGGCTGCCTGCTTCAAGTCAGTTATGACGACGAGGCGAGCTGGGTTACGGCTATCGCATCAATCACCCAATCTTCCACGATCGGTTATCTTACCGCTCCGTTGGAACTGGCTCCATCTTCTGGCGATGACGTAACCAACACCCTTAGTGTTGCTGTACACGGTGGACAGCTGAACACCATCACCAGGATGCAGTTCCTTAATGAGGGAAATCCTTGGGCAATTATCAGCAATACAGCTACTGGTGAATGCGAGCTAGGACAGTTCCAGACAGCGCTGGAAACAAGCACAGATGAATACGATCTTACGATACTGGCGCGCGGCGGATTGAATAGCACACCAGCTGCGCATATGGCAGGGGCACGGTTCTGTATGCTGGACTCTGTGTACTTCTGCGAGCTTCCCAGCACAGCTATCGGACAGGCGCTTAAATTCCGAGCGGTTACCTTCGGTACGGCGCCGGATAGTAACCCGATTTATTCTCTCCTATTTGATCCTGCAGTCAGTCAGACGGAATGGCAACCTGCCTATCTGACAGGAAGCTACGGGGTAGGAAGTTCATTCCGATTGTCGGTGGTTCCCCGTCACCGCCTGGGCAATGATCTGAATCCGATTGCCTCTTCCAATTTCACTGGCTACCGCTGGATAGGAACGGATGGAACAGTTACGCAGACCGTCGACACTGTGGATCCTAACTACACCTTCGATTTGGACGCTTTCACAGGGACAGTCACCTTTAGCGTTTCCCAACTTAACCGTTTCACCGGCCCCGGCCCCTCTCTGAGTATTGTGCTATGAGCGAATCCTTCGGTGATCTAGAAAGCTGGCTGGAGGGAGCAATCTCCGGTGGCCGTATACCTTTCAACAACAACATGCGGACGCTGGAGGCGTGGATGAATCCAGCCATCAGTGCAACCACAGCAGCCCAACCCAGTACACCAAATGAGTTGGATGTTTATATCCTGCCGTCGGCGCCATCAGGGACGCAGTGGGCAGGATTTTCCGAGGGAGATGTGGTTATCTTCTTCAATAACACATGGACCGCTTATGAGCCTCTAGAAGGGCAGCGCAAGTTTGTGGAGGATGAAGGAGAAGATTGGCAGTTCATAGCATCATCCAGTGGTGGATGGGCTGCTGCTGGGGGAGGCGGTGGTGGAGGATCAGTAGCTGGTGCAGACAAACAGATCCAGTACAACAATGCTGGTGATTTTGGTGCTGAAGCTGGTTTTGAATATGACCAATCTACCAACACTCAAACTGTACCCAACCAGATTATCTCCGCTCTGCAGAATCTTTCCAAAGGCGCTGATATTGCGAGCGCAGGCACGACCAACATAGCAGCGGCAACCGGGAACTATGTCCACGTCACCGGAACGACGACTATAACGGCACTCGGAACGGCACAGGCAGGTGCGTCCCGAGTAGTAGTCTTTGACGGAATCCTGACCCTTACCCATAACGGAACTTCGCTAATATTGCCAACGGGAGCAAGCATCACCACGGCTGCCGGCGATTCCGCTATGTTCGTGTCAGAAGGCTCTGGGAATTGGAAGTGTGTCGATTACCAGAGGGCGGACGGAACCGCATTGGTAGGAGGGGGAGCCCTTATCAACTGGACGGAGGCAGTCAACACATCGGCTCCGAATACCACGATCCCTGCTGTCTCTTTCACCACAAACAATGCAGCAACAAACGTAGACGCGGTGATTGTGGCAAAGGGTACGGGCGCTTTGCTGGCTAGCATCCCTAATAACCTTTCTTCAGGCGGCAATAAGCGTGGAAACCACGCAGTTGACTGGCAGAAATCCCGTTCTGCTAATACCCAAGTAGCATCAGGAACCAACGCCACAATCGGCGGTGGCATAAACAACACTGCAAGTGCTACTTCCTCAACGGTCTCTGGCGGTGACACCAATACTGCAAGCACTCAGAACGCAACAGTAAGCGGAGGCGCATCAAACTCTGCGTCTGCCACTGCGGCCACGGTAGGAGGAGGTAGCACCAATACCGCTACTGCTAGCTATGCAGTAGTATCTGGTGGACAGAACAATGTTGCTGATGCTACTCATTCCTTTGTTTATGGTGGCTTTAAAGGAATCGCCAGGGGGATTATCGCAGCTGGTGTTAGAGGAAACGGCGGCTTTAACAACTTCGCTGGCGATTGTCAGGATCGAGTATTTCTACTCTGTATCCAGACCACGAACAACACTCAGACTACGCTGACTACTAACAATTCCGCAGCATCTACTACTAATCAAGTAGTCCTGCCGAACACATCATTATTTACTGTGAAGGGCACGATTCAGGCTAAACAGGCCGCTACGGGCGATTGCTCAGCCTGGGACTTCACGGCGCTTATAAAGCGCGGGGCTAATGCTGCGGCGACGGCGATGGTGGTAGCCTGTACGCCTGTTCTAATCGGGCAGGACGCTGGGGCTGCCGCTTGGGCAGTAGCGGTAGATGCCGATACCACGAATGGTTGCCTGCGCATCCGAGTGACGGGCGAAACGGCCAAGACGATCAAATGGACGTGCGACATCTACCAGTGCAACGAGCTTCAGACCTAACCCCCCCGGTCTTCATGCGGCTCCTACCCCTCCACCGTCGCAGAGGGGGATAGCGGTCTACCCTTGGATATTCCACCAAGTACGTTCTCTTCCGCATCATAAAAAACAATCCGATGGGTCCCTTTCGGCTGCACACTGAAGGGAATCATTTCACCCAGCGCCCGGAGTTCGGTGGCTGCTTCTCGGAGTAGGTCAGCCCGTTGCTGTAGGTATTCGCGTCGTTGGCCAACGGTGCCGGGTATCAGACTCAGCGCGTAATCCGCCTCATCCGTCAATCGCTTAGTGAGCGGCGCGGTCATGACTTGCTCCACGGATTCTTGAAATTGAACAGGTCTTGCAGGAAGCACCACGGCTTGACCAGCCCGGCACTGGCGACCCACTCGGGGATGATGTCGACGCGATCCATCATCCCACCCCGCCGCGCCCCGAGCCGGGAGGGGTCAGCCGCTTTGCGATTTCCTGCGCGTATGGCAGTGACAGGAACTTGCGAGCGGACTTAACCATTTCGCCCTTTGCCTGACGTTCGACGTACTCGGCAAACTCTACGGCTTGGGCGAGCGCAATATCCTTGTCCGAATCGGAAAGCACCTCGCACCCACCAACCTCCGCCCCGGCCAATGCGCGGAGTTCGGCTCGGGTGTTCCATGCTTTGCGTGCCCAAATTCCATTTGACCGATAGGGGCCTCGCGCTCCGCATCCGCCATCACCCGAGTTGCAGACAATGGCTTGGTTATGCGCATCGGTAGTGAGCAACACTTGGGCAGCAGCTCCACAAAACGGACAGTCAGCCAGCCCAACCAGGTCAGCGGTCATGGGGTTTTCTCCAATTCCTTCCGGTGCTCTATGACGCTCATGGTTAGGTGACGAGCAGCGGCTTTTGCCGTGTCCGTGATGCTATCTGCGCACGTCAGGAATATCTGTTCTATATGGTGCTGGTTGAGACGCAACGTAACTTCGCCTGCATCACCTGTGAATGTAGCTTTACCTACATGCTTTCCCTTGTCGGCACCGAAGCGCGCAAGTTCAATTCTCAGGTCTGTAAGGATCATGGCTGATCCTTCCTGCGCGGAACCAATGGCTGGGCCTTGAAAGTTAGTCCGATGAGAAATTGACGGCGCGGAGTTGTGACGATCCAGCCGAACACTCGCCCACGCCCGCCGTGATGGTTCCAACACCAGTTGAGCTTAAACATGGGTTGCACCGTCGCAACCTGACAGGCCGGCGTGCTTGTTCGTTTGGTCTCCCGCCTCAGCCCGCGCTGCGATGGCTGCTGCTTGCTTCTGTGAGCGCACTTCGATCTTGCGACTAATGTCCGCCGCGCTATCATGTAGCCAGTCGATGAAGGGCTGCACCAAATTGTCTTGAAGTTCGCCATCGTCGGAGTACAGGTTCGCGCCGCTATACGAACACGCCCAGCCAACGCGCCATTCCCGCTCCCCATCCAAGGCGTCCGCCACATGGGGTGGGGAGCAGAAAGTTTCCAGCGCTTTGTACATAGCCGGATACTCGGCCATATTTTCTCCGATGCGCTCGTCATCGTAAGCATTGCAGGCAGCCAGTACGTCCGCTTCCGTGATCTTTCGCCCCTCTCCGTGCTGAGCGGCTATTTCGCCGACATTCATATCATCACCTTCTGGCGTGATTCGTTCCCGCTGACGGACACCGATGCCTCGGCGCGACGAAGGATGTTCCGGGCTGCGTTAACATCCCGGTCGTGCGACTCACCACAGTCGGCACACGTCCAATGTCTTACATCGAGCATGTCCAGACCTGTAGGCCCACTAAGGCACCCGCAGCCGCTGCATGTTCGTGAGGTGTAGCTTTCATTGACCACTTGAATGCTGCGACCGGCCTGCTGGCCCTTGTAATGAAGCTGCGTTTTAAGGATGCCCCAGCCGGCGTCATACACGGATTTTGCCATCCGAGTTTTGCCCAATCCGAGACTGCTCACATTGCCAATGACAATCTTTTGGTACTTGCTCACTATCGTCCGTGAAAACTTGTGCAGCGCATCCCCGCGCTGGCGCTGGGCTTTCCGATGGATTCGCTTTGCTTGACGCTTATGGCCTCGCCTTTGTGCTGCTGCTATTTTCGGTTCAGCCAGTCGGAAGTGCCTTCCTGCTGCCAGGCGCTCATTATCGGTGGTGACTGCGGTGTCCTTCAGCCCAAGGTCAATTCCAACTGCTTCCAAAGGGGCGGGATCGTTGGTCTGTTCAATCACAACTGGAACACAGAGCCACCAATCGCCGCACGCGTCTTGCGCGAAGCATCCGTCTCGCCACCTCATACCTACTAAGCGCTCTGACTCAAAAACCCGAAAAGTCTTGCCCAAGAACCGGAGGCCATTCCCCTCATTCCTTAATGTCTTGCCTTTAAACGGAACCCAGCCGAGGGATTTCTTAGATCCACCCGAGCGCCTCCAATTCAGGCGAGCCTTCTTTGCTTTGCTGCGCTTCAATGCGAACTCGAAATTAACGCAGTTGATTACGTCCGCACCAATCTTATTGAAGAACTTGCTCGATCCCGACGACAGCTTGTTAAGATCATATTTAGAAAGCCAGATCGGTTTTCCGGAATAACGACGGATAGCCTTCTCGCTGGTTTCGTTTGCCCAATTCCAGACAAAGTTCACTTCTTTGGCGGCGGCATTGAGCCATGCCGTGCATTCGGGTTTAACCTTTAAGCGGATGGCCTTCGTATGTTTCATCGGAACGCTCATTGCTTATTCCTCACTCTCGGTATTTGCGGCGGCGGGGATTAGGGCGCGGATGTCCGCTCCATAACGACGGCACGAATTTCTGTATCCGTCGTGATACCACTCATTGGCTGCATCCTTTTCCATCTCCCCAGCCAGCGCCTCCAGGCCGGAGAGTAGGCTCTGTAACTGTTCGTGCTTACGTAGGTTCAGCATGCCAAGGTCGGTAGACAGCGCCTCGTCTTCCTCCATGTAGGTTTCGATCACGGCGAACTCTGCTGCCGTGATGTAGGTCCGTTCAACCGGAACCGAGTTGCCAGACTTGAACCGTGACTCCAGTTCGGTCATTAGCCGGAGTTGCGCCTTCAACGCAGCCGCCCACCCGCTACGACCCACGCCCACGGTTTCGGATTTGGCGGTCATTGGTGCGGGTCCTGGGTTGTGACGGCGAGGGTTTCGCCACGAATCGTTATGATGATCCTGTGCAGGGCCTGCATCGTTTCAACCGCAGCCAATGTTGCTGGAACGTGCCGAGAGTCCCCGGACGTATCCTTGTAGTGCTGGGTTAGCGCCTGAATTAATTCGCGCATGGTGAACGTTTCCATCACCCCACCCCCTGCCCTGGCTGAAGGGCGGTGTTCTCGTTTTCCATGTAGGCACCAACCAGATCGAACAATCCAACGTTGTCCACGTCGGCATGCGATAGGCCCATGTAATCGGCGACGGTCTGCGCTTGCGAATGCTTCAGGGAGTCGAACCACCGATACAAGGCATTCAACCGCGCAGAGTCCCCATCCTTCCCTTCTGCGCCACTTTGGAGGGTTGAGAGGGCGGCGCGGATAGCGCAACGCATGGACTCAAAGTCCCAATTGATGTGCCGGAACTTGTAGAACGCAGCGCCGGCCGCTTCCACCATTTCGTCGGTGACTTCGGAATCCGAAACCACACGCGCCGGGGGTGTTGAAGCCGTCAGCAATGCGTCGGCCAGCGCGTACAGCAATCTCGCTTCCAGCCGACCCTTCCCCGGTTTGACATAGGTCATGCCAGGAGTCGCTTGCGGAGCGCAAACCGATATCTCGTCACCTTCGCGACGAATCAGCCAGCCGGCCGGAATCACCGCTTCCTGCGCTTGGGGGCCGGTGTGGGTGTTCATGGCGTCGATTCCTCTTCCATCTCTTCGATTTCCATCTCGTCAACATTGAGATGGTCGAAGTAGTTGAATGGCGCATGCGACAATAGTTCGTCGGCGATGTCCGTTTCTTCATGCGACTTGCGCCGGCCCGGACCCATCCGCTTACGCAGATCGGCCAACACGTCGCGGTCAATTTCAAAGCTGCCGCCGATCATGCCCTTGACCAGAATCGTAAATTTCACGTTCACTTTGCTGCTCATTCCAACACTCCGATAGTTGACGGGGTAAGAGACGGTGTGGCGGTGGCTTCGATACGCTTGCGTAGCTCCCCATAGAAGTGCCGGCATATCTCATTACTGTTGTATTCCAGCGTGCTAACTCGGACTATCTCCGCCTCAAACGCTGAGTCCATAAGAGCCAATAGGGGAGATTGGGTAGATTCGGTATTCATGCTAGTGGCTCTCATGGAAAGGATTGATCGGCGGGCGGCCAGTTATTAGCCGCGCGGCACTCTGGGTTCTTTGAACTGGATCAGCGGAAGCTGTTGGGGTTCCACGACACTGGAAATACAAGGACGGATGACGATACGCACGCCGGCCTGGCTGTAGCTGTTGCCCTTGCCGGCAGAGATACCGCCACCACCACCGGGACCATACCCCTGCAGGCCAAGTTGGGACGACGTGGAACTGCCGTAGGTGCTGGCGATGTAGGTGGCATGGGATCCGCGCAGGTAGTAGCCGCCGTTGCCCGTTTCGACGCGCTGGAAGTCGATCTGTACGCCATTGGCGTCCATGTACGGCGCCACGTCTTCGTCATAGCCGACTTCCCGCTTGGTCTT